CGTTGCTATAACAAACTTCCTACACTCCACATCTTTAGTGAATGTGCTGTCCCCCTAGCCACTCAGTGACCAATGCCATAATCCAATAACTTGCATCTACCTCTCAATAATTACCACCATGTAACTACTGATTAGCGAAGACAGGCCCCACACTCACCTAAATGTTAAGCGTAAGGTTAAAACAGTTGTACAAACGGTCATTAACCTATAATACGTTGCTACTTTATTGTACAACTGAAAATTCTATTTGTTTTCTTAATTATTGTTTGAGCTTAGTGTTAGATCTTACATAACGTATACGTTTGTATTCATCTTCACACACATCACTCTCACAATCTACAACCTCTTCAGGCTTAGGAGTTGGAGTAATCGACATTTTCAATAATTCAAATTCTTTTCTCAACTCTGAGATTTCAATCTCATCTTTACTAAGTCTAGCTGTGGTTGGGTCAGGTACTGCTAAATCTAAAGCGTAAGGTGCCATATACACATCTACATAACAATTATTAGCTGCTGAATATGGTATTGGTAGTGTACAACTACCTGTCGCATTCAAAAATTGAATGATATATGATTGACAGGCAGGGTTACAACTAATACCCGCAACTGAATTTGCTTTTGTGGATGCAAAATTTGTAAATGATGCACCACTCTGATTTTTGCTTCCTGAAAAGCTATATGCATAATATGGTAATATACAGCTGGTATTGTCAGACAGAAAGTATGGTGTGCCAGTTATGGTCATCGTTGGATCTGATATAGACCCCACAACTCCCATAGTGACTAAATATGTTCCTGTAGCTGAATCAGTACGTGCAGCAATTCTTAATCTACCAGAAGCTAACGAAACTGTAAAAGCACCTGAGTTATTCGACTCAACAAAACTAAGTGTTGGTGAACCACCTATTGCTACTGATAGACCCGCATGAATCTTGGTAATGGCTCCAGAACTAGAACCCTCAAGTTGCGGTTTGTATAATTTGACATGGTAGGAAACCCATAATTCTCCCACACCGGAGCAGGCTGCTTGTGCAGATGTTGTTGCTAATTGAAAATTTCCCATGGTAGAAAATCTCCAGTCATCTGCAGGTGCTAAACCTACTGGTGCAGCATATGTGTTACCAGGCTTGATATATAATTTACTCATTATATTTTGTCTAGGATCACATTCTATAGGATGTATTTGATTGACACACGGAGGACCGGATGTTGCAAATTCTGCAACTTCCATAGCCCGTTTATCTGCGTATGGTGAATCTAACACATCATAGTCTGTTGCCATAATGATAGTACCAAGACCGGTGGTTGTGTTCCCTATTGCTGATGCTGAGGTTGATTTAAACTCAAAGATCAGTCCCATGAACTCATATTGTTCGAAATTTTTAGCTATCGTTGATAGCCATGGAAATAATGTAGAGTTACCAGCATTTATAATATAAGTGCTGTTTTGAAAGTTTGTGGTCATATTGATATCTGAAACGAATTCCCTATGTGAAAACTCGATTGTACCATGTGCTTTGAACTGTGCAATGTTTTGTGTCATTAAGGAGTTTGCCTTTATTTTGTAATCTCCAAAACCAAATGCACGACTAAGCCATGATGCCGCGTTACCAATTTCATTGCCCATACCAGGCAATACAGTACCACCAACAATTCTACCAACTGATCTCGCAATTTTATTGACTGTTCC